CATATTGGCAGTGTTCGTCGTTGGCGATGGTCCATTAAAGTTGGTGTTAGCCATCGTACCAACGGGAGAGTTTCCTGTAGCACCAACACCACCTGTGGCACTAGTTGCTCCATTCAAAGCGGACTGTGAGGCCCCAAGGCTTTGACCAACTCCAAGGCCAGTACCACCATAACCACCACCCAGCCCACCAAGGAAGTCAGCGTTACCAGCAACACCACTCAAGGCATCACCGCCAGCGATCCCAAGTCCTTGGCCACCAAGTGCACCAGCAGCGTTTCCAATAGCCGTGCCCGTTCCTGCTGCTGGGCCAAACATTGCCGCCCCACCAGCTCCGGCTTCCAATCCACCTAGATCGGCGATACCATTCGCACCAGCAGTTGCACCAAGATCACCCAATGCAGCCGAGGTCCCACTAGAGAAGAGACTACCAAGGCCCCCAGCCATAGCATCACCGCCAAAATAACCACCAGCTCCACCAGTTACGCCACCTAATAGGGTTCCACCTAAACTATGGGTATTGAGGTAACCACCGGCAGCTCCACCTACAGCACCACCAATCATTGCTCCAATACCAGTCCCAAGTCCCGGTAGAAGGAAGCTTCCAGCAATCGCTCCAATAATTGGAAGGGCAGAATTAAAAAGGCCACACATAGTTACAATTCCTTTGTAAAGATATAACCATCCAGATTATATCCAAGCCGGTTGAATAATCGAGGAGCATTATCAAGATCGATACCTGTATTATGAAAGATGGTCAGATCCTTAGCTCCAATCTTAGTGGCCCACTCTTCAGCTTTTGCCAATAGGCGAATTCCTAAGCTCGAACCACGATAGTCAGGTGCTACATAAAAACCCAAATCATAGACTTTGGGAACGCCACTAAAAAAATGTTCTTGTTTTGCCAATCCAATAAATCCTCTCATCTGGTCATCATAAGCGATAAAAAGATTGTTGGGGAACTTAAGGCTACCATCAAGAAGTGTCCAAATACGTTGGGGCTCAAAAGGTTCATCTTTGAATTGTGACTCTTGGTGGAACGTTTTAAACACTTCCAACAGCTGTAGCGCATCCTCGCGGTTGATTTCAGTTTTAATCATAATGCGCCTACCCAAAAAGAAAATGCAGTGTCTACTGCCGTTGTACCAACTGAGTTACTACAATTCACAACGAATGTATTTGTTCCTGAAACATTAATATATTGAACAACATTACCAGCAGTATTAGATGTAGCACCAGCAAAGAAGTTAGGGGGTGTTAAACTTATATTCATTGTAATTGTATAAACCCCAGTTGCAGTATGAACCACAGACCAACCAGTTGGCAGCTTTGGAGCTGCTGCGGTTGCGTCTACAAAACCTATTCCAACCATGTGGTAATGAAGCCCATTTGCTTGGGTATTACCAAAACCCCCTTGGATATTCTGAAGATCATTATGGTTTCTAGTAAGAATGTCAGTAATATTCGAACTAGCAAAGTTTAGGTTAGTCCAAGGATAACCTTTACCGTTTAAAACGTTAGTTAAATTTGTATACCACTCAAGCCAATAATAACTCCCGCTCGGAGAGTTTAGTGGCGGCGGCGGGATCCCTGCAGACATTTCTGTTACCTCCGGACTTCTTGAATGATATCAACTTCAAATGATTCGAGCCGCAAGGGCCACGGTTGTTGAAATACGAACTGGAAAGCCCGTCGACGGCTATACCCCATTTGTGTAATTGTTGGATATGTTCCATTCAAATACAATGTAGCTCCAGATGACCATGTATTATAATCATCGTCTGACCACTGTACTGTCAATGGAGTTGGTGTATTTCCATTTGGAGCATCACCCACTAAAGATAAGCGATAGAAACGTTTTCGTTTCGCAGTATCGAAATCAATCTTTACCGTGATCGCTACACAATTAATAGCATTTCCATGGTCAGTATAATCAGACTGACTCATATAATAGGAAGTACCACCTTGGTAACCAAGCCATACTGGCATACCAATACCCGAATCAGTTGCAAATCTTCCTTCAAATACGGCTTGTCCAGTACCCGAAGACCATTCATGCCACATCTTTTCTTCAAAGTCATAGACAAAAGTTCGTTGTTTACTTGTCAAATTTAGGATATACCATTTATGCCCAAGACATTGAATCGTGTTACCACTAGCAAAAAGAATGTCAGCACCCTCAAGGTCGAGGGCTTCACGGACTGGTTCATTACCAATCTCAGTTGGTTGGAAACCATCAATGACCCATACGGTTCGTCCACCATTTCCTGTTGCACCAACTAAGATCAATTCCTTCTCAGTCTGCACAATAGAACTAGGAGCGGGACAACCAAACTGACTGACAGCTGGAGCATTTCGGGTAAATGGAGATCCTGTGGCATTGGCATTATCATAGAACCATTCAATGGATGATTGTCCAATAGCTGCAACATAGTTCTGTACTTTTGCTAATCCAACCAAAGTATCTGGATACATTTCGGCATCAAGGAAACCATCAGCTGGCCATGTATTTGGATCCCCCAACGCACTGTTGTATACGCGCTGGTTGCCCCCTGCTAACACAATATAGCCATCAATAAAGACTGGCATTGGAATGTGTGGCGATGGAAAGTTCGGGGATGAGATGTGAATAAAAGTATCATCACTGTTCACCAGCCATGCACTGTTTCCATCACAGACAAACAGTTCATCAGCTGGATCCACACGATATTCAACGAATCCCACAACACCAGTAGATTGGGTTAAGTTCAGAAGGGGAGTTGTATTTTTGTATAATACCCCACTGATCGCATAATAATAATTACCACGCCAAAAGAAAAGTCCTTGACTTGTCCCGGCAGGTAAAGATTGAAAAGCATGCAAACCCGGACGCTTCTTTAAGTAATACTTCTTACCGTCACTAATGGGACTTTTAATTAATTCTGGGAAGAGATTAAGAAATCGTTGATCTTTAATGTGATCACCATCCCGCTGTTGCGGGGAGCCAATGAGAGAAAATCGTTGTGTATGGTACTGTGTGAAATACGGATTAGTCGCCATCCTTCAACTCCTCTTGAATCTCTTCCACTGCATCCAGAATCTTATCGTCGATCTTACTATTCTTCTCCAGTAGGGTTTTAATAGCATTCATGACTTCCGAGTGCTGGGCATCTGTTTGTTCTTGCATCATGGCAAAGAACGCCAGAGATACCGAAGCCTCAGAGCTAAGAATCAAGTTAATCAGACCATGATCACGATCAAACCCAATCCACTTACTAATCATCAACCACACTGCAATAAATGAAAGAAGTCCCACCAGAAAGATGGAAGAACCACGAAACTTAGCGTACCACAGAGCAAGTTTACTTGATTTAGTAACCATGTGGATTCCCTCCACCCATCCCCATAACAACCCAATCTGGTTGAATGAACAGACTACCTTCTTCTGTACCAAACGACAGGGCGTTCGTAATTAACTGATTGGCAGTCTCATTAAGCTTATCTAGTTCCGAAAGAGGAATACCATATTCAGGACCAAGGCGATGTGCCAAAGAATAAATCAAAGGCTCAATCCATACTTGTGGGAAATCTGGAGTATCTGTTCCAGCATTAAATTGATTAAATGGTCGTTGGTACACAAACCAAATCTGGCGGAATTGTTGCGTATATGCATCAGGTGCTGGCCAGATATTAATCGTACCAGATTGATTCCCCGGTTGATACCACAGATGGACTGGATAGCCTTGGTTGTTCGGTGCATTCAGGAGGTTAAAGTTATACTGGGTATAGATATTCATAGGGATACGATAAGTTGCCCCCGGAGTAGAAACATCTAAATTCCATGCTTGCGTAATCTTTAACGGTGCCGTGATATTCAAATTACCTGTACCAATTCCAAGGCCAACGGGATAAGCATTTTGACCTTGGATAGGATTGAAGTAAGTCGTAGTCATTGCCCAAACCGGCATACCTTGAGCATACAATGAAAAGATGATATTGTTTAATGCTTCTTGGGCAGCGGTTTGTTGTGTTGATGTAGCAACTGCCCCATCTACGAGAATACCTAGTTTACGTAAAGCTGCATTGATAATCTGGTCACGGGTGTAATTCCAATTTGATTGCCCAGAGGTAGTCATTACAATATCCTTAGTTAATAAGTTTCAACCCACTGAGCAAGACTACCCGTCCCACTGAATGTCACTTGGTATGTTGCTCGTTCGGGAACCATGTAAGTAATTGCCCCAAATGATCCAGTAGCAACCCCCTGAATGGCAATTTGGTTAGCACCTACATAACCAACAAGGTTTCCAGCCGTTGTACCATTTATAGCCACATTCAAGAGAATAGGAGCATTATTGGTATTGGTATAAGTCGTACTTAATGCACGAGAACCTGTTACAATTCTATTAACAACACTTGCAGGGCCTCCAGTATTATTCCGAAACACTAACGAGGAATAACCACCCGGAAACGAAATACCCCAGCCACTAAAATCATTACCTACAATAATGTGAGGCCCGTCAGCTGCAAGGGTAATAACATTACCTGATCCAGAACCAACCCCCTGAGGGAAACGATTTCCAGTAAATGTCAATAATGAACCTGAGGCCATACTAACCACAGGATTAGTAATGCTGGAGTTGGAAGCCATAGTGAAGACACTATTACTTACCAGAATGTCAGCATTACCTGTAGCAGCCATCACAGGTACATTCGTAACGTTGTGGAATTGGCAACCAGTCAGGGAGAGTGTAAACAAATTACCAGATACTGCAATCTGTGGACTAGTCAGCACAGCACCTGCCGAAAATAAGCAATTTGCCACCATCATATAAGTAACACCATTGGCGCTACCTTGGATTGCATAATTGAAAGTGCTGGCTTGAGTAAAAGTACTACCAGTTACGGTAAGCCAACCACCAGTTTGGTTGATCCCGTTTGTGGTATCAAAGTCACAGTTGGTGATTTCACCAAAGGTATTTCCCGTTAAACCGGGAACAGCACCAGTGTAAGTTGTAATCCCAGTACCAACAAGTAACAAGGTATCAGTGACATGAAGATCATCACATCGACCAGAATTAATACCTAACGTAGAAGGATCGGTAAAAATAGAGATTTGATTTGCTGTCAGACTGAAGTTCCAGAAATGACAAGCATCAATCTTCATGCTATCAAGAGAACCATCAATCCAAATATTGGATCCAAAGCAAGCAAAGTCACATTCAATAAAATCAGAGCCACCACTATTGCCACGAATGTCAATACCGTTAATGCCCGCAGTGAGCCGCAATCCTTGGAATCGAGTTCTAGGTTGTCCGAAAGCATAAAATGCTGGGGGATATGCAACCAAGTTGGCTCGGACATTGGTGTCAGGTTGAACAAAGAAAACACCAAAATCTTTAAATACTGGACCAACTTCTCCACTCGTAACTACAAAGACACCCTGTGCCGATAAGTTAAACGTAGTGTTGATATTGAATACCGTATTGGCACGACCCTTGCCTTCAATCCGCTGTCCCTTCGTGGAACATGTAATGGTATCTGTCAGGACCGAAGTACCCTGCGGAAGTTCTACTGGAAGTCCTGTTGCAACAGCATTCCGAATAGCGGTTGTATCATCCGTCACACCATCAAACTTGGCACCAAATTGGTAGACATGGACATAATCTTGTCCAAACAACTTCCACCGTGCACCATCGTTAGCAACAATGACAGTGCCGCCATTATCCGGAGACGTCAAATCTGCTGGATCATAGACATAAGCAGCACTACCATTCAAGCTATTACTGTAGTAACCAGTCGTGATTACTCGTGTAACTTGAGCATGTGGAGTCGTGCGAAGTTGTGCTACCGAATTAACAAAAGTATAATTGACAAAACCATTGACATTATTTAACCAATCCGCAGGAATGATTGTGGTAAAGTCAATAAAAGTTGTATTAATGGCCACTATCTACCCCATTTAATTTTTCTTTAGTTCGCATATAGCCAAATCCCAGCATCCCACCGAGTAATGTAATTAATGTTTGTAGATCGAGGCTAGGTGGAACTGGCCAATGCATAATCAAAGCAAACCAACTAAACAAAGGATCGACCAAGTATTGATATGCTAAACCTGCACCACAGACCCAACCCACAAAAGGCCTCCAGCCTGCAACAAATAAACTAGCATTTGCTGCTTCAATCTTATTTGTATCAGTCTGCTGTTGAGCAGCTTGTAGCTGAGCATCAATTTCTTTGAATTGAGCATTTTGTTGAAGTTGCAGCAGTTGTAATTGAGCCTGAGCTTTCTGTGCAGGATCTGGAATTAATTTGTTTACAATGTCCATAACAGGACCAACAATCAGATCGAGTAAGGCCATGATTAACTCCTATGGAAGAACCGAAAGGCTCCGATAAAAATACCAATACAGGAAAGTACAAACCAAATACCTCCTGCAAAACCTTTATATTTATTTAACTCAGCACGGATTTCTTTGACTTCTGTACACAGTTCTTTGAGAACGGCGATTGCATTATCTGACGTTATTTCTTCCATTTAATCCACCGCCACTTCTGTTAAATTAGAACCATCTACAAGTAGTACCTGAGAACCATCCACAAAGAAGATAAGTCCAAGAATGGGCTCATCAGGGATTTCTGGCTGAGGTACTGGTAACCCATTAGGGAATCCTAGGCCCGGGCGAGCGCAGCCCGCTACAGCATACCCCGCTACACCACTCGCACCTTCTTGGGTACAAAAGGGATATGGGGGGTATACAGGCCCATTAAATTGATTAAACGATGTGTCAGCAGTAAATGGGACTGTAATTCGTTCTTGTCGTGTGCGGAGGAAATCCATCGGATGACGATTTTCATAATCATCCGGACATACGATTAAACCATCCCATCTTTTAAGAGCGATTCCGCTTTTGATCTTTCGATTACAGACCATGCAGAATACATTCCATTCACCTGATTTATACCAGTTTCTCATCGAACTCGCCTTGCTCTAATGCTACCAGTAGCAGTTACAGACCCAGCCGAGAATGTCATACTACCGCCAAGACGAATGGTAGTGGTAGCCGATAATGACTGTCGAACCGTTGGAGTGGTCATCGTTGCACCAGTCAACACTCCACTACTAAAGGTGAGGAATTGAGATGCTCCGGATGTGGCGCTGGGCTGAGTATTAGCTACCGTATTGATACCAGCAACGACGATAGATGCCGCGAGACTTGAACCATTAAAGTTCACAGTACCTTGGATATCCCAATCCCCGGCAGTCAAGGACAATGTTGCCAAATCAACATAACTTCCCGAAGTCAATCCAACCCCTGTTCCTGTCAAGGTCTGGTACTCTCCAACACTTCCGGCGTTAGCATTGTTGTTCGTTGTCGTACCAACAATACCGGCCGTTTGTGATGGGGTAATGGTACTAGATGCTGTAATGGTCGTCGCAGCAAGTGTAGTAAAAGTACCGGCTGATGCACTTGTTCCACCAATTGCGGGAGGAGATGCAAGATATGTAGTAAGGTACGTAGAAACACCGGGACCACTCAATGTGCCATTAACAATTAAGGCAGTGTTGGCCGTTAATGTTGTAAAGGTACCAGCAGCTGACGAAGTGGTTCCAACTGGAGTACCTTGAATTGAAGCAAAGGAGGCCACTCCACCAAGACTAATAGAGGCAGCTCCACCACCAATTGTTCCAGTAAATACTGGATTATTTTTTGGAGCATAGGATCCAAGAGCTGTTTGCACAAAGGCAGTTGAAGCAATCTGCGTGGTATTGGTACCAAGAGTTGCTGTCGGGACTGTTGGAACCCCAGTTAAACCAAGATTATTGACGAATACTGAAAAAGGCAAACTCTTATCACTATTCCCACCCGTAACTGTGTAGAACAATGACGTAGTATCAGCACTACCTGTTTGCGGAGTAAGTTGAGTGATATTTTTATTTGCCATTGTTTAACCTTGACCAGACGATTGAATCAGAGTCATCGTAACGTTCCCAGTGTTTGCAGTCGTATTAAGACGAATAGCTGCACACGGAATTGTCAGATTACCAATTTGGTTTGCCGTAGCACCAGTGAAGGGAGCCGGAACATTAAACCATGTCGGAGTAATTGCAGTATTATAAACATCATCCAAAGTAAACTGGACATTGTAGGTGGCCGTAGCACTTACGACAACTTGAATACCCACATTAAAAAACTGTGCTCGATGATCCATCGGAACAGGAACACTATTGCCAACACCGGCAGATGTGATAACGACTCGACGCATGATGTGAGTTTATCCTACAAAATTAGTTTGAGCAAATCGAATAAAAAAGCGAGCTGTTCCAGCAGTCAAGGCAGTATCAACACTTACCTGTAGGGAACTATTTGCCACCTTATTATTCCATGCAAATCCTGGTCCACTAACTTGTCGATTATTCGAAGGACCTGTTTTCGGAGAAAATGCCGACGGAATATAC